TTTTATATCGGCATACGGAAATATGATGTAAAAGGCTATGAACCTTTAGCGATTGAAAATGCAGTGCCTGCAATTATTGACATTGAAACATTTAATGCCGTTCAAGCCAAATTTGAAGCAAATAAAAACCGCGCAAATCCACGCAGAAGAACAAAACGATTTTACCCACTTACAGGAAAAATATTTTGCGGTAAATGTGGCGGTCATTTTAATGGTGTAACAAAAAAAGACCAACGCGACAAAAGCAAAGAATATTCCAACTATATGTGTTATTCAAAAACTAATTTGCGAAATTGCGATGTAAAAAACATTCGCAAAGAATTTCTTGAAGAATATTGCATCAAAAAAATTAAAAAGCATATTTTAACGCCTGAAAAAATCAAGGAAATTGCAGCTTTCATTGTCAGTCAAACTGACAGCACGCCTGACCTTGTAAAAGAAGAATTTGAAAACGCTGAAAAGCGCAAGCGTAAAGTTCTTGAAATCATCAAGAAAATGAAGCGTGATATGTATGAAATGGACGATGCAGAAGCAGAAGCGCAACAAGAATTGATTGCCGAATATTCAAAAGAATTAAACGCATTAAACGAAAAACTGGCGCGGCTTGAAAGCATTGAACAAAGTGTCATTTCGTTTGATATGGTTGAAAGTTATTTGAATGAATGCTTGCTGAATATCGACAGTTCTGATCCTCACATTTTAAAATCTATATTCGACAAACTAATTGAAAAGATTGTTATCTATGACGATAAAGTTGAATTATACCTTATCGTCTTTCCTTTTGCCAATGTTGCACTTAACGCAATGCAAGGTAGCCCTTGCTATTCGTTATGTGCGACAATAGACAGAAGTTTATATAATCCGCACGCTTCAAAGCGTAAGAAATAAAAAAGCAGGGCGCAATTGCCCTGCTTCATTATTCGCTTTAATAAGGCTTTGAAAGCCAAATTTGATTTGTAATAGTGTTATAATTACCCGATGAATTCATTGTACTTGTTACAAGGTCAATTATTGTTTTTCCGTTGTTGCCCAGTGACAAATATTGTTGATAATAACCTGAAACAGAAATTGTCGGACAATTAATATTTGTTGCCATAGTGACTGCGCTTGACTGACCTGAACCAGTATAAAATATTGCAGCTGTGTAACTGGTGGTGCTTTTTACATAAGCAAGGAAACGACCACCGATAACACGAACTAAATATAATGATGTTGGCGAAAAACAATATGCATTTCCTGCGCTTGAATAAACTTCACAATCACAATTTGTATATGTGCCGTTTGCGCCGATTAAGACATTGCCAGTTGTTTTAATTACAAACTTGCAACCTTCAATATTTATATTGCCTTGATTTGAACCTGCAACTGCCTGCACATTGCAACCTGAACCAGTGTTTATAAGAAATACATTTGCGTTTTTAATCCACAAATCAGTGCCGTAAAATATAATATAATTCAAATTGTTTCCAGGTTCTAAATAAATTGTATCGGCTTTTGAAAAGTCATACATTATACGCATATCGGAACGGCTTGTTTGTCCAAAATTGAAATACCTGAAACGGCTTGAACTTGAACCCGAACCATAAGCAGGTGTTTCAACATCTAAATGACCGACAACATCAATTGTAATTTGCGCATCTGCTTCAAGTGATTGAAGATAAGGCAAACCGCCGATTGATGTTAAAAAGTTTTTAGCGGCCGTTGTAATTTCATCTTCATCATATGAACCTGTATAAATGGCTTCATTGATTTCCGAAAGCGAAATATTATCATTTGTGCCAGTCGCAACATATGTAAAGTGCGAACTGCCTTGCAGTGCCGCAACTTGATTTTGCAACTGCGTTATTTCGTCAGCAACAGACATTATGCCTGTTCCGTCAATTGACTTGTATGCAAGAACTGTTATTTCAGTCCCTGCAACCAGTGTTGTATTGAATGTCAAAACACTTCCGTTTGCCGTGTAGTCATCGGAATATAAACCATTGACATAAACATCAAAGAAACAAGTATCTGCATCATATTGCGGAATATTAAAATTCACTGTATTTGATGCAGTTGCAAGCGTTGTTTCCCATTTGTACTGTTTAAATAATGTGACACTTGCAAGCGTATTTTTCACATTTAAAAACCAAGTGCTGAATTCATTATCAAGGCTTGTGAAAAACGCACCATCACCGCTTACAGAATAAACCCAACCGCACAAACTTGAATTATCCCTTGTATCATCAACAATAACGCTTGTCGCGTTTGCATTGACAACGATTTGCGCAAGGCATAATTCATAAATTGTGTGAGTCCTTGTCAATGCAGGCGCAACAGGTGATGTTGCGGCCGTGCCAGTGACATATTCAATTGATATTTTTCTGCCTGTAATTGTATTGTCAAAGCGCAAAACAACATTATCAATTCTTGAACCGCCTGTCGGTGTAGTTATCGCAGGTAAAGTGTAAGCAGTCGTATTATTGAAATAGTGTCCGTTAATCCAAGCGCGACCTGAATTGACTGTTAATGTTAAACCGCTTGCGGTAACTTTCAAATCATCATTTACACTTCTTAAAACACCATTGCTGATAATGACCGCTAAATTATCGCAATAATCATCAGCACTGTATGTCCTGTCATATACACCGCCCTGAAGCAGTGCATTAAAAAATCCGCTTTTTTGTGCCATAATTTCAACCCCTTATTGACCGAATACAATTGAAACAGAATAGCCGTTGTCATCTTGAACTTCTGTTGCTTCTGTAATTCGTTTATTAATGTATTTATTTATAGTATTATCTTGTATTGTTACGATGTCGCCAAGATAATAATCACGATTAAATTGATATGTGCCGAATGAAACATTGATTTCGCCTTCAAATTCTTCTGTAATAATTGTTTCCTGCAGCTTTGCCTGTCCTTGTTGGTCTAATAACTTTGCATATTCACTATCTGTATATGTTTGTTCTTCGTCACTGCCTTCTTCTTTGTATTTTTTATTTATTGAAGATGCATCAAGAAATACTTCACGCATTTCCAATCCATAATAAGCCAGTGGAAAGTATAATGTATAAAACCTGTCAAGCCCTTCACCTTCACCGCCTATTACAACAAAATTTTTTAGACTTGAATTATCATATACATAATTGATTGAATTCAAATTATCATAATCAGTGCTTAAAATTATCGGTTCATAACCGCCTGTATTGTCAGCACTTCGATCCGTTCCTGTGTAGACAGTATATAAAAAGTCTTTATTACTTTCGTTTATAGTAATTTTTGCGGCAAGTCCATATTCTTCAAGCAGTTCGTCAGTATATTCAAGCAAATTTTGATAACTAACTTGCCTTTGTGCAGGATTGCCGTTTTCATCAACAATTTGTGCCTGAAACCCTTTTAATTGACCTAATGCAAGCCCTGAAATATTCCTTCCAGGTGACCAAGTGCAGTATATCGCGTTAATTGCCACCAATCGTCGTGCAGCTACTTCAACAAGACCGCTTATAATTGTCGGTGTGTTTGAAAATCCGCTTAAATTACAAATTAATCGCCTGTCAAGGATCGATTTTGCAAACCTTCCGCTTGCAACAATCATATAGCCGTCTTGAATATCAAAAGTAACATTTATGCTTTCGATTATTCCGACATCGTTTGTGCCGTTTCTTGTTACATAATTGTCGATTGCAAGCAAAGATATATGTTCAGGTGTTGCTTGTGCATATATTTCAAAATCACCGCAACCGAAATAAACTGAATGCCAAATTATTGACTTTGCTGTGTCAATAATTCCAATCGGCATTTTGTTTTTTCCGAGAATTTCAATATAATCAATCATATTTATACATACCTTTGCGTGTAGTTTAATGTAAATGCCATATTATCAATAGCATCGTCATCACTATCAATTGAAAATTCATTCGTTCCTGCTTCAAGCTGCAACCAAGTGCTGTTTGGCTTTACTTTGTCAAGTTCATTATTTCCGTTCAGCGAAACAGATTTTTGACCTTTTACAGTAACAATTGTTAGAACATCGCCTGCATTCATTACAAGTGGTTTTGTGCCATAACCAACGCCGAAAAAGTCGCCGTTTTGGTCATAAATAATCGGATTTGTCACAGTTGCATATGCAAGAACTTCAATTGTCATACCAATTGCGACATCACCCTGATTAATAAAAGTTCTTGTTCTGCTTGTGTTCAGTTCGCCCAATGCCCTGCCTGCTTCTTCAAAATAAAGCATATCGCCTGCAGTTGCAGTGAACCAGTGAAGCGGTATTGCTTCACTGATTTCATTTACAATCTGATCCACATCTTCCCAAAACGGCTGACCGCAGTGAATTGAAATTTGCATTGTCACTTCATTGTTAAAGCGTGGCATTTCAACATTGTCAACGATGCCTTGAATTTGCAGTGTTCTGTTGTTTTGTGTCCATTGCAAAGTGCATTGCTGTTTTAATTTAACAACATTTAAAACTGCCCTTTTTGCATCTTCAACATTGACACCGCTTTTAATGCGAAAATCCATTATTATTCCGCGCGGTTGTGCTTGTATGTTGTTTACAATATCGCCGTCAATACCGCCGATAACAACCGCTGAAATATCTGTTGCAGCTGATGTCATTCCGTCAACATTGATTAAATAAAATAAATCATTGTTATATAGTGAAAGCATTGCGCCCCACTTTGATATATAATTCAGTTCCATTTATATCGTCCCCAATGCTAACCGAACCGCAGCCGCGGTCTGTTGTTTAGATTTATAAATTTCGTAACGGCTGTGCGCCTGTGAATAGTTGTTATACTGATTTACAACCACCGATTTGCCATTCACGCCAGTAACACCTGATGCGTTAATATCAACAGTCGGTTTGATTGCAGTTTGTATTCTGTCGTTTACTTTGCCGATATTTCTTTCAAAGCCTTTTCCGATGCCCAATGCAAGATTTTTACCAATCATATTTTCCATAACCTTTGACGGACTGTGAATGCCGAAAAAGTCTTTCAAATTATCAAGCACGCCTTTGCCGAAACCGCGTATTTTTTCGCCAATCCAACCTGCCATATCGGAAATGCCCTGCCATAAGCCTTTAATTAAATCTTTTCCTGCTTGCGCTATTGATTTAATTGCTTGCGGACTTGTCAAAGCATTGAATATTGCGTTGATAATCTGCGGAATTGCAGAAATCAATGCAGGTAAAATTTTCGGTATTGCTTTTATAATTTCACTTAAAAGCGTAATAGCAGCTGTTAAGATTAGCGGTAAATTATTAATCAACACAGTTATAATTGTATTTATAATCATCGGAATGTCTTTTTGCAGTGCCTTAACAATTGTCGGTATTGCTTTTATTATTGCCATTAACAACTGAATTGCAGCTTGCATTAAAGCAGGTGCAGAAGCAAGCAATGCATTAATTAATAATGGTATTACTTCAATTATTGCATCAACGATTGTCGGCAACATTCCTGTTAGTGCCGCTATTAACTGCGTTATAACTTCAATAATGCTTGTTAGCAATGTCGGTGCTAAACTAATGATTGTTGAAAGCAAAAGCGGTAACAAATCATTAACTAAAATGTTTACAACATCAGGCAAAACATCTGCAATGCCTTGCGCTAAATCCGAAATTCCTTTAACCAATACAGGTAAAAATTCAGTAAGTAAAGGCGGTATTTGTGGCAATAAACCTTGAATTAATTTTATAATTCCTTGCATTACAATTGTAATGCGTGGAATTAAGTTTTTTGCAACCGCCTGAATACTGTCAATGAAGTTTGTTATTAACTGGTCAAAATCCATTGTATCGTCAGCCATACCTGTTAAAAGGTTTTGCCACGATGCTTTCATCATTCCGATTGAACCCGAAATTGTATTTTCCGCTTCGTTTGCAGTTGTTCCCATAATGCCCATTTTTGACTGAACAACACTGATTGCATTGACCATATTTGCAAAAGACATATCGCCGTCTTTAACTTGAACATTCAATTCTTTTTGAACATCGGTCATTTTTGATGCATCGGCAATAAGCCTTTCCATTTCGCCTTTTGTACCGCCATAACCCAATTTTAAGTTGTCAAGCATTTGGAAATTGCCTTTTGCAAGTGACTGATATGTGTCAACAATGCTTTGCATATCCGTTCCCATTTTATTTGCGTTGTCGGATATATCGCGCATTGCTCTATCTGCAGCACTGGCCGCTTTTACTGTGTCGCCGTCAAGTGATGAAATAAGGGCAGCTGAAAAGCCTGTTACATTTTCAATATATTGATTTGCAGACATTCCTGCGGTTTTATATGCATCGTTTGCATTTTTAATCATCGTGTCTTGCGCAAGCATAAGGTTGTCATATTCGCCTTGCACTTCACTGACGGATTTGCCGACACTTTTTGCATATTCTTCGACAGACTTGCCACCTGCACCGAAAAGCGTTTCAACACCGCCGACTAATTGTTCATAATCGGCATAACTTTGAATGGCTTGTTTTCCGACATTAATTGCGGCTTTCCCTAATTGCACCAAACCGCTTAACGCCATTTTAATGCCTTCGGTTGCAAGATTAGCAAGAACGCCTTTCATTACTGTAAAGCCTTCACTGCCTTTTTCAGCATCTTTTCCTGCTTCTTCGCTTTCATCACCAAGTTCTGCCATTGCGCTTGTATTTTTGACAATTTCAGTTTGGCATTTATTCAGGGCAGCTTCTTCATTGTTGATTTGTGTTCGCAGTTGAATTGCCCTGTCGCTTGTCGGATCAAGTCCTTGATTTATTAAGTTTTGATAATTTTGTTTTAACGCATCAACTTTACTTTGCTGAATTTGCATTTGTTGTGTTAATGCTTGATTTCGTGCAGTTAAGCCTTCTTCACTTTTGCGCCAGTCATCCATACCTGCCGCCGCTGCCTTGAATTCGCTTTGACTTTCACGAATTAATTTGTTCGCGGTTTTCAAGCCTGCTTGCAGTTGTGAAACATCTATGCTAAAACTTGCGCCAAGTCTTTCTTCTGCCATTAACTCACCACCTTAAAACCAACCGCCTGTTGCCGTTGCATCGTTCACTCTGATCCGTTCATCTTTTTTCGGCTTCGGCTTGTAAGTCGGTTTTATTGTTGTTTGTTCAGGTGCTTCTTCTTCACCTAAAATCAAATAATAGTTTATAGTCATAATGACTTCATCTGTATCTTGATTGAATATATCAAACATATTGCAACCCATATTTGCAGATAAAGTCATTGTTGTTTTCATAAGTTCAACGAAAACGCTTGTCGGGGCGGCGTTTGTTTCACCGCCCCTTATGCGTTTTTTGAATTACCACCGATTGCCTTTGCCTTTGCCATCAGCTGCCTGAATGTGTTGAACACATCGTCCATATCGGCATTTTCAAGGTCTGCATCAGTGAGTTCAGGAAAGATTTTTTTAATAAAATTGCTTATCGTTTTGAATTGTTCACCTGCGGACATTGCCGACAAGCCGTCTTCCAATTCAAGTGCTTGCATAAAAATACCCCAACGCACTTTGTCAGTTGCAAAGGTCTTTAAAATTTCGTCATTGTTTCCGTAAATGTTCAATTCAAACTGTGCCATTTTTTAATCCTCTTTCTGTGATTGTTTAATAATTTGATTTGTGTAAACACTTGCAGCTGCAATCAGTATTCCCTGCGTTAAAGCCGTAAAAATCGCAGTTGCAATTGCCTGTGTGCCGTTTATTTCTTCTGTTGCAAAAAGATATAAGCCTGAAAGGAAAACCGCCACAATGCCCAAAATAAACGGAATTATGTTGTCCTTGATTTTGCTTTTCTTAATCGCAACACCTATGAAATAAAGGACTGGTATTAAGATTAAAAGTTCAGGTTTGATGAATTCTTGCCAATTCATTTCTTCACCCCTTTTCGTTGCCTAAACAACAAATTATCCCTGTGCGTTCTGTAATGCCTGCACATACCCTGTTATTGTTCCGTCACTTTCGTGACCAATAACAAGTTCAATAACTGTTATGTCACCGCCTTCAACCTGCGGATATGTTAAAGCAAAAATTATTGCACCTTCGACTAATGTTGTTATCTGCATTATAAAACTTACACCGTCAATAATTCTTTTAGCTTTTACATTTTTGCCCGCTTCAATAGCTGCCGAAATTTCAGCAAAAGTTTTGTCCGCTACAACTGTTTCGCCTTCGCCTTCGGTATAGGTAACAACAAATTCATTTGAGCCACCGCCACCACCTAAATCAAGGCTTGCGATTGCCTTAATCATTGCAGGAATTGTTGTGATATTTGCAACATCGGAAGCAGTGCCACCGAGTTTTACATATAAAGCCGTTAAAGCCTGTAAAATTTTATATCCCATATTGTTTCACCCCTTATCCTTCTGCGTTTGCGTTTGCTTCTGTTAATTCGCTGTCGGGCGTTGTAACTGTGCCGAAAAATGCTGTTTCATCAACATCACTTGCTTTCATTCGCATTGCTTTTGCAGATGACTTTACATTTTCGCCACCGCCATTTTCAAACTGATACTGCGTATATACACCTGTATATTCAAGTGACATATTGTTTGCATCAGTGCCATCGTCTTTTGTTGCCGATGTTTCATCAGGAATGTTGAAAGTTCCTTTGTATCGCCAAACATAAACTTCTTCTTCACCTTCGCCAACTTCGCCAAGAATATAACCTACTGCAAAATACTGTTCCTTGCGTGGTGCTTCAATAAACTGCTTTGTTGTAGAGTTATAAACTCGTCCTGTGATTAATGCGAGTGTTTCATCATCAGGAATGGCGATTGTATAAGCAACAGTGTCATTGCCTTCGCTATTAATTACAATAGCGGCTTTATTATCGTAATAATGTGCTGCACTTGAAGTTTCAACAGATTTTGAAATTTCGCCAACAGGTGCAAGCGGAATGACCGCGCCTGTTTGATAACCTGTTGCATCGTCTTTTGTAACTGGTGCAATAACAAGACCACGACAACCCCTGTATTCTACTGCCATAATTTTGTTCCCCTTTGTTAATTATTTGTTATTGTTTGCGGATATATGAAATCAATTGCCCACCCTGTGTGCGTGTCAACATCGGAAGGAATATCATTGCCTGCATTCTGTGGAATAAACCCTGCCGCCTTACAATCGCGGATCAGACCTTTTGCAATTGTGTCAATCGTGTTCGGATTTGTTGAATAAATCATCACTGCAATTGACCAATTAATTCTGTTTGCATCGTCATCATAAAATGCATCAAATTCGCTGTCCGTGATAAAGAAGGTAATAAATGTGTCAGGATATGCCACATCAGGATTTAAAGTGCCTTGCAAAAAAACATTGTCAGGACAATATGTTTCAAGTATTGATATTAAATTTTCTTTTACTGTCAACATAATTTATAACCCTTTCAATATTTGTTTCAGTGCAGCTTCTTGTTCCTTTTTGATTTTCGGCTTTGCTTTTCTTTTTGCTTTTGCAATAAAACCCCTTGCTTTGACTTTTCCGTGTGATTTTCGGTTTGGTGTTCCATAGTTCAAAAATAAAACTTTGTAGCCTGTTGATAAATTGTGCGGATCATAAGCACCTTTTTTATAACCTGCTTTTGTGGTTATAAGTCCGTGTTCATTTTCAACCACTGGCGCAGGCATTTCAGCAATTAAATGTGCAGGCACATTTGCACTTGACATTTGTGCTGATAATTCTGCATTCATAACTTCACCACTGATTTTGGCGCACTTTTCACAAACAGGTTTTATGTCGCCTTCTGCTTTTTGAATTTGTTTCAGCATTTCGTCAAAGCCTTCAAGTTTTAATTCTATTGACAAAATTAAGCACCGCCCTTGATACGCTGAACTTTGAACTTTAAAAATTGATTTCTTTGATAAATGTTTTCAGGTTCATTCATTATTTGATATTGTGCGCCTGTGTTTGCAAGGACAATAATGCAGTCACTTGTGATTTCAGGACTGTACCAAGTTTCAATTTCGGCTGTATCAACTATTGAATAAACGCCGTCAACTTTTCTTTCTGTACCGCCAAATGTGCGGAATGTACCGAATATCGTTTCGCCGTCTTCAAGCGGTGGAATAACCTTTGTGCGTACACCACCGCTTTTTGTATATGTTGGTTTTAATAAAATCAACGGTGTTGAAAACGGCAAAGAAGGTCTGTAAAATGCCATTATTCAGCACTTGCAATTGCAGGTGTAATAACAGAAACAGTAACTGAACCGCTGTCAAGAACTGCCTTGTAAAGTGTTACGCCGTCAGCAACAACATCAGCACTGCCTTCAGCAAAAGTTGCAGTTGCGCCTGCAACTGTGATTGCATCAAAATCATAAGCAGCTACAAAATAAACTGTTCCACCTGTTACACCTGATGCAAAATCAAGTGACTTTACAGGCTGATTTGCAAGAAATGTTCCTGCGGCACCTGAACCAGTTACGGAAAAGTCGCCTTCAATGTCAGTTGAAGCAAGCACGGAATAATCAACGCTTGCAAGTGTTAAAATAGTGCCGATAAGTGAAAGTAAATCAATCTTCTGAATAGGCACAATTCTGTCATTATTAATCATAGTGTTTTACCTCTCTTAATTTTTTTTATAAGATAATTGAACGGCGCGTTGCATAAAGTAAGGCGAAAACTTGCCTTCTGCGTTGCCGTAATTCCATAAGTCAGCAACGCCACGCGCAACAATTCCTTTTGTTATGTTGCTTTTTGCAACACCTCATCAGTCAAAAAAGCAACAACCTCGTCAAAATACACTTGCAAAGTGCTGTCTTGATAAGTTCCTGTAATTCCTAATGCATTTTTTACATCTTCCAAAGTAACATTCATCACGCGTGGTGTCCTTTCTTATTTTTTAAATTTTAGCCTTCTGCTTCGTCAGCTGCCTTCTTAATAAGCCAATAGCCTTTCGGGTTTAATACTTTACCATCAACGATTGTAAGCATCTTGTTTACCCACTCGTTGCGGTCTTCATCAAACCATCTGCGCATACCGAATTCCATATTGGTATTGATTGCGTATTCTTCGGGCTGCCAAAATACACCGATTACATCGCCAACTTCTGCATTGTCGAAATCAGGAATAATGTCAGGTTCAACAAGCGCAATTTCTCTGCCGAAAAATCTGCCATTCGGATTTGCGCTGTCGCCGTCATTAACTTCAAGACCTGTTGCCTGACGGAAAATCGGATTGCCGTTTGCATCTGCCATTGTTTCAAGATAAGCATCAACAGTGCCAAGCGGGAAAATGAATTCACCGAAACGATAACCAAGCGGAAGTTTTGCAAAGAACTTCTTGCGCCAAGCAGTCCAGTCGTTAAGTTCGGTTGCAGACATTTCAATTACATTGCCAGTTGCAAGGATACGCGGATCATTAAGAATACCAAGCATCTGTCCGTTGCCTGTGCCGTTTACAATGCCGTTATCCATTGCCTGTAAGTAAGCAATCATCATAATGCGGACGATTTCGCGTTCAAATACATCAAGTGCAACGATTGAAGAAAGAAGTGTCTGTGATACACGAATTTCAGCGGTGTTGAAACTGAATTCAACAACATCATTGATGTTACCGCCGTCCTGTCGCGGTGAAACAGTGTCTTCTGTTATCCACTTGAAGGTTGCCTGAAGATTTGAAATCGGAACTTTCACGCCACCACGAATGTTAAGTTTACGAACCTTTGAATAAAGATTGCCGTAAACCTTGCGAACTTCGTTGATAAACTCATTAAGGGTTGTGGTCGGAATAGTTGCGCCAAGTGTGCCAGTGCTTGCAGGCATTCCGTCACGCGTATAAAGATTTGCAGGAATTTCTTTACCTGTCTGTGCATATTCCTTGAATGCCATTCTGTATTCAAGGGTTGCATAAGGATCAGAATTTTCCCTTTTCTGTCCTGCATTTGCAGGTGTGCCGTAACTGCCAACAACACTGCCGTTTACAAGTGTTGCGTTTGCAGGCGGTGTCTGTCTGCTTTCAAGATTGTCATTTTCAGCAGCTCTTTTTTCATCTGCTTCTATTGCTTCAAGTTCAGCATTCACATCTTCAATCTTTTCATTGTATTCTTCAATCTTATCGTTGAGTGAACGCACTTCATCAATATCTGTTGAAGCAAGTGCTTTTTTTGTAAGCGCATCGCGCTTTTCAAGAAGATTTTTCTTCTTCTTTTCGAGATACTCTTTTCTCATTACTTTTTTACCCCTTTGTTTTAATTTTGATTTTTTCCTTTAGTAAGGATAATTCATTGTCAGTGTCCACTGATTTTGCATTCTGCTGTCTTGCGCTGTCCAGTGCAGACCTCGCATTGTCCAATGCTTCTTTGCTTCGTGCATATATTTCAGTTGCTTCATAAGCAGGGAATGTCACCGCGCTTATTTCAACGACTGTGCCAATTTTTTTAATGCGCCTTGTCGGATGGTCGCTTTCAAGGTCTTCCCATTCTTCATCATCAATGCTGAACATAAACGACATTCCTGTAATGTCGCCACGCTCAACTGCCGAATATAATGCCCTTGCAGTTGAATTGTTTTCAGTATCAAGTTTTATAAATGCAATATTAAGTCCTTGCGGATCAGCGACAAGCTGCATCGTGCTGTTGCCGTTGTTTCGTCTTGACCTTGCAAGCGGTATCATTGATGTATCGTGATTTACAAGAAAACGCACATCAGTTAAATTTGCATTATCAAGCGCACCGCGTTCAATAACTTCATCAAACCAACCTAAATCAGTCTTGCTGTCATAAACTATCGGTCTGCCTGTTATTATTTTTTCATCGTCATCGTCAGCTGCCCTTATTTCAAAATTATAAGAACGCCTTTCAAGTTCTTTTTTTGCCATAATTTCACCCCTTGTTTATTCTTCCATTATGCTTTCAGTTTTATTTTCATCGACAACATCAACATTGACTTTGCCAACCTGATATTGGTCTGCATTGTTTGCATCTATCCAGTTAAGCGACATATAACGCTTGCCTTCAAGTTCAGGCAACGGCCGCAATCCCAGTGCCGTTCTTTTTTCGTTTTCAAACAAACCGCCTGTTGGTGAAAGAATGTTTATCATTTCAAGCGTTTGCGTAATGGTCATAAAGATAAGGTCTTTCGGATAAAGTTCAATTCTGTTCCCGAATGCCTTTTCACGCTTTGTGAACATCTTTTTTGTAAACGCTTGTGAAATTGCAAGTGCTATCGGTTCAAGCGTTTTTTGATAAAACGCTTCATATTGTTCTTTTGTGTAGTCGCCTGTCAATATTGAAAGCGGAACACCCCAGTTGCGCAAAATCTTTGTATCAATGAATTTCAGCGTTGCTTCATCGACTAATGCAGACTTATGTTCAAGCGGTGTGAAATCCGCTTTCAGGTCAAGCGG